CTGGTAGAAAGCAGGTTTGTTAGGGGGAGAGAGGCAATCGTCTGTGTGGCGGAACGTAAAAGAAAATAGCACAGACAGTATTGGGAATGACCAAGCGCCCCTCTCCCTCTGATACTTAACATGAACTACGGACTAGATATAGATGGTGTTGTGTGTGATTTTCTTACTAACGCAAGAGATCTTGCTGACGATTTGGGACTCGATGTAAGTGATCGGGAGTTGGTTTTGGACTATGAGGATCTACCAGATGAGTATGAGTCGGTTCTTGAGGGTCGTTCATTCTGGTTGAATATGAAACCAATAAGAACTTCGTGGCATGTTGTCAACAATTTATTTGGCGCAGGGCATGATGTTCATTTTGTAACTTCTAGAGCCAAAGAGTCTGCTATACTGGTTACTGGGAGATGGTTGGAAGAGTGGGGGTTTATGTACTCAGACATTCATTTTGCAACCAATGGAAGAAAGGTTGAGTTGTATAAAGAATTGGAAATGGATGTGTTCGTAGATGATAATCCTAGAGTGGTTGATGAAATAAATAAAGTAGGGACAGGAGTTTTGATGTCTCAAGACTATAATCTCGATGATGAAACGTGGATAAGGATTAGTGATTTATCTGGCATGTATGATTTAAAGGGATTGGTATGAAGACCGCACAGCATGATCCAGATAATAGACCAGATTGGGATTCGTATTTCTTCAATATAGCACAGGTTGTATCGCAGAGGTCAACGTGTCCATCTAGAGCTGTTGGTGCTATTATAGTCGATCCTGAAACTATGGGGATTTTATCTACCGGGTATAATGGATCTCCAAAAGGAACCGAACATTGTACCATTTCTTGTCTAACCAGAGAGCCTGGTGGTGACTTCCGTAGATGTAGAGCCGTACACGCAGAGTTGAATGCTATATTACATGCTGCACATAACGGTTCTAAGACTAAGAATGCATTGATGTATCTAACGACCACTCCGTGTGTGTTTTGTGCTAGAACTATTATTAATTCTGGAATAAAGGAAGTTAGGGCTATGACTAAATACCATCATGAAGACGCAATTGAGTTGCTTAGCGAAGGAGGCGTCAGAACAGTAATTATCTCTCCTGTTGAGTTGCAACATTTATTGAAGGTGTGGAGGACGTGATGAGTGATTTCGTTCATTTACATTGTCATTCGGAATACAGTCTTCTGGATGGCATGTCTACTCCAGATGACATTGCTCGCATTAGTTCAAAGAATGGACAGACTGCTGCAGCGATTACAGATCATGGCACTATGGGTGGGGTGCTTAAGTTTCAGAATGCTTGTAAGCAATACGGGGTTAAGCCGATATTTGGGATAGAGGCGTACTTTGTTCCAAACGTGAATAATGACAACATGGATGAAAAGGCAGAGAGATTCCATTTAATATTGCTTGCTAAAAACAATGAGGGTTTGTCAAAGTTATTTAAAGCAACAAAGATAGCGTGGGCAAATAATTTCTATTATAAACCTAGAATCGATTTTTCATTGCTATCTTCTTTAGTCGATAATGATGTAGTCTCTCTGTCGGGGTGTCGTGGTAGTGCTATAGCAAAAGCTATAGAGAGTGGTGATGAGAGTCGAGCAGCAAGATTGTCAGAGAAATTTATTGAAATATTCAAGGATGATTTCTATTTTGAAATACAGCCTTGGAATCCTAAAGAGATCAATGATGGCATTATCGATCTCGCTCAGGCGTATGGGAAGAAGGTTGTTGGAACTGCTGATTGTCACTATCCCACTAAGGAAGATGCCGGGTGTGAAGAGGTACTGCTGACAGCTGCCCAATACCCAGGATTTAACGCTGAAGTTGTTAGACATGCAACTGAACATAGTTGTGCCACTATGCCTTCTATGTCGGTTACAGATAAATTAAATGTCATGTATCCAAACAGGTTTTTAAGATTTGACGATATAACTCCGTATGTTGCAGACGCAAATGAGATATCTGAGTGGTTTAATGCTGCTGGCTACGGAGATAGTTCTATATTGTCTAATACCATTGAGGTTGCGGAGAAATGTTCTGCTGAAGTTGAAACTGGACGATCATTATTACCTAAGTATATGAAGAGTCTTGACTCTGATGAATACTTGGAAGAGATAGCGTTGTTTGCCCTGACAGAGAAGGGTTTAGATGAAGAGCCAGATTATTTCACAAGGCTTATGGAAGAGTTGAGTATTATTAGTGCACTGAATTTCTCTGATTACTTTTTGATCATTTGGGATTTAATCAAGTGGGCTGATACTAATGGTATAGGTCGCGGAACAGGTCGTGGGTCTGTTGGGGGTTCGCTATTGGCATACGTTCTTGATATTACGGTTGTTGACCCGCTAAAGTATGACCTGTTGTTCGCTAGGTTCATCAACCCCGAGCGTAATGATTATCCAGACATTGATTTGGATTTTGAGGATAAAAGACGTAAAGAAGTTAAAGACTACCTCGTTGAAAGATGGGGTTACGATAACGTTGCAGCCATATCTACGTATGGAGAGTTTAAGGCAAAGTCTGTTATTAAGGACGTGTCTCGAGTGTTCGCTTTGCCGTATGCAGACGTTAATGGTATTACACCATTGTTTGAAACTCTTGGCGAGTTGAAGACTAATGAAAAGGGTAAACTCTTTTGCAATAGATATCCTGACATCATTAAGACCGCTGAGAAGTTGGAGGGGCGTATCCGCAATACTGGTATCCACGCAGCGGGCATGGTGGTGTCCTCTGTGCCACTCAGCGAGGTTTGCCCCATGGAAACTCGTAAGGAGGTCGGGGGAAGCGACAGATCGCTTGTGTCGGCCTTTGAGATGAACGATGCGGAGAAGATAGGACTCATTAAGATTGACATTCTAGGTCTTAAAACTGTTTCTGTTATATCTGATTGCATCAAGAAGATTAAAGAGCTACACGGAATTGATGTTAAAGAAGATTCTCTAAAATTGGATGATCCTAAAGTGTATGAAGCAATCGACTCTGGCAGCACTTCTGGTGTATTCCAGGCAGAAGCGGGTGCTTATACAAATCTTATTGACCGTATGGGCATTTCAGATTTTAACGATCTGGTCATAAGTAATGCTTTAGTTCGACCGGGGGCGTTGCTGTCTCAGGGCAAAGAGTATATTGCATGCAAGAAGGGAACGGCTAAACCTAAATATATTCATGAGTCGGTTGAACCTATTTTGAGAGATACATTTGGAACAGTTATTTTCCAGGAACAACTGATGGCTGTTGCTGTTGCGATTGCTGATTTTACATGGTCGGAAGCAGATAATCTTCGCAAGATTATTGGCAAGAAGCGTGATATTAGAGAGTTTGATAGGTTCAAAGATAAGTTCTTGAATAATGGGAAGCTTAGCAAAAGTGTGTCGCAGAAGGTATGGAATGATTTTGAGTTATCTTCTTTGTATATGTTTAATAAATCACATGCTGTTGCGTATTCAATGCTTACATATCAAACAATGTGGTTAAAGTATCATTATCCTTTGGAGTATATGTGGAGCATGTTATCTAATGAGAATAATAAAGAGAAGATAACCGCTTATATTCTTGAAGCAAAGAGGCTGGGGATAGAGGTACTTCCTCCAGATGTTAATACGTCTGATGACTATTTCACTATTGATACTGCTGATTATATTGATGGCTATGGTATTAGATTTGGGTTGTCAAATGTTGCATCTTGTGGCAAAAAGGCGATTGAGGAAATAAAAATCAAACGCCCATTCTCTTCTTATGAAGAATTTGTTGGTAAGTGTCGCAAAGGTGCAGTGAATAAAACTATTGTGGAAAATTTAGATAAGGTTGGTGCGTTTGCATCTATACATCATGTATCCGAGTATGAGCATGAGAAATATTATCTTCCAATCCTTGGCCTTCCAGTGAGGCAGACCTTTAATGATGATTTTACTGAGTATGTAGAAGATTGTGCAAGTTTTGATGTTAAGGATCCAGAGCTGCATATCGTTAGAGGCGTTGTGCGTGCTGCCAAGAAGTGGCCTGGGAATATGAGGATCGAGTTGGAAGATGAGACAGGGTACTTAACATTGTTCGCAGATAGGGATTGTGAAATATCCACTAGAGATTATGTTTATGCATTAGTTGGTGATAAAGGTATACATATGCATTGCGATGCGTTTGAATATCAGGATACTGACTTGCATAATTTAATAAAATTGATGAATAAAGGTAAAGAACATTATAACAAGTATTTGTATGATCATGGTTTGGGTGTATTTGGTGACGAGAAGGCTTTAATGTATTGCTTTGATTACAGGGTGTTTAAGACTTCTAAGGGGACGAAGATGGCAAATATGTATTGTTGGGATGGGGATACAATGTCTAAAATTGTAATTTTCCCAAATCTATATAATGTTTTTGCTACGATGCTAAGCAATGATCAGTGGTACGCAGCGAAACTTGAGGCTATTTCTGATAGAAGAACTAGGATTGCTAAACTTGACGGATATAAGTTGAGTACTGCAAATTCTATGATTAAGATTGAAGACTATATAGAGAGGAAGAATATAAATGTTAGTAATTGATAAAAGAAGGGGCGATAAGGTCCCCCAAAGAGAAGTAATCCCAACGCCAAGCATGGGACTTAATCGTGCTTTAGGCGGTGGTTTTTATACTGGCGCTACCCATTTATTGTGGGGAACTCCGTCAGCGGGAAAGACAACTATGGCATATCATGTTATGGCAAATGCTCAGAAGATGGGTTACAGACCGGTTGTTGTTGATTCTGAATATTCGTATAATGACGAGTATGCTGAAAAGTGTGGTATTGATACGAGTGATATTGTTTTAATGCAGGGAACTGTTGTTGAGGATCTGATTAAGAATTTGATTGGATACCTCGAGCATCCTGTTGAGAAGCATATTTTTCTGTTTGATTCATTAAGCAATATTATTAAAGAAGAGTTCTATGCTAAGGCAGAGGGCGGTAAGGCATTGGGATTGCAGGCTAGATCCCAGGGCTACTTCTTGCAGAAACTGGTGCATCATTTGCATAAAGAGAGAAATATAATGTTGTTTATAGCACACCAGACTGTTGATTTGAGCGGTTTGTATGCACAGCTCAAAGCAAAGATGGGCAATTCGGTTCATCACAATATGCATAACATCGTCCGGCTGTTCCTTTCCTATTCAGCGAAAGAGATGGAGAGGGACGATTCAAAGATGATTACCAGTCAGAAGGTTGTTTGGACTATTGACAAGACTAAGCAAATTCCTTCCATTGGTTCGTCTGGACACTATTACATCCTTCCTCAAGAGGGTACTATAGACTATGACAGGGAGCTTATAGATACTGCTGTAGAGAGTGGTCATATTGAGAGAAGGGGAGCATGGTTCAATTTTGAGGATAAGAAGTGGAATGGTTTGGGCGCTATAGACTTATCAGTAGAGGATAAGGTCAAATTGGAAGAGTTAATGAATGCCTAAGCGTACTGAGAAAGAAGAGATTAAGAAAGATGGCGCTCAAGGGGTAAAGAACTCTGGACGTGGAATGCTGAAGGGCGATGCCAAGTTGGGTAAGTTTCTTGTAGATTATAAACATAATGGAAAGACGTTTACTCTTACAAGAGAGGCTTGGAGGAAGATGCGTAAGGATGCCTGGAATTCACAATATAGGCACCCTTGTATTTCTGTCGTTTTGGGTGAAGATAGTGATGTAAAAGTTGCCATAATTGAGTGGGCGCTATTTAGAGAGTTGATAAAGGATACAGGATATGATCTATAATTCAGCTCTACCGGATAAAAAGTATAATACACTTACGATAGATCCACCTTGGCCCATCACTCTTTCTTCAAAATCTTTTAGAGGAACATCAAGGCATGAAATGCCTTATAAAACAATGTCTCTTGATGAGATAAGAGAATTGCCAATTGAAAACCTGACTAATGATGGAGCTCATGTTTATACTTGGACAACAAATAAGTTTCTAGAAGAAACATTTGATGTGATCAGGGGATGGGGTGTAAATTATCATTTGACTATGGTTTGGACGAAACCAAGAGCATTGGCCCCGTCAATGGGATATCAGTTTGCAACAGAGTTTTGTCTTTTTGGATTTAGAGGTAGGCCGATGCAAAAATTTCAAAAAATGGGACAGTCGAATTGGTTCCATAAGGGGAGTACAAAGCATAGTACCAAACCTGAGATTTTTAAAGATAGGGTTGAGATTGTTAGCCCTGGTCCTAGATTAGAAATGTTCGCAAGAGCTGACCGTGAAGGTTGGGATTCTTGGGGCGACGAGTTATAGAAAGGAAGTGTAATGGATATAGTAGTTGATACTGATTATATTAGAAATGCAATGGGCGATGAGGCTGAGGAATTCATAGAGGTTATGAAGATTGTCAGTGATATTATTGAGAATCCAAATCATTATTTGGGAATTCAGGCTTCTAAATGTGCTACAATATTAGCAGCGTATAGAACGCAAATGATTGTAAAGTCTCAAGCCTACAAGAGGCGGTCTTCTCGTATGACAGAGACAGATAAGTTAAGAAATGATATTTGGAAAACTCTGTATCAGGCGTTGGAAGAAAATATTAATACGTTGAAGTTGAGTGCCAAAGGAGGCATGAATTAATGAAAAGTCTTGATAAACTTCGCGTGAAGCCGGCCGTCGAGCCGGCCAAAGAGGTTGTCGTTGAAGTTGATGCTGACGATATATCAGAGAGATTGTTGAAATCTATTGACGATCATTTAGGAGAAAGAAATAAAACAGAATTAAAGCGTGTCGATGGATTCCACCCCAGTTACACCAACCAGTGTGCTAGATATTGGGTTTATTTGTTTAGGGGTGTTGAAGTTGAAAACACCTTTGCCCCTCAGACACATAGAATATTTGACAATGGTCATGCTGTTCATGAACGTATATATTCCTATCTTAGGGCAATGAATATTTTAGAATCAGAAGAGATTCCGGTAAGTTTAGACGATCCACCCATCAGCGGAACCGCTGATGGGATTATCAATTTTGATGGTAAAAAACTGATTGAACTTAAGTCGATATCGGATGCTGGCTTTGCTTACAGGAGAACCTACAATAAGCCAAAGGATGATCATATCAGGCAGGCTCAGATATACATGCATTGCTTGGATTTATCTAGTGGTTTTGTAATTTATGAGAATAAGAATAATCAAGAAATTTTGCCCATATATATGGAACGTGATGATGAATTCATAGAAAAGTTATTTAAAAAATACAGGAAGACATACAAGGCATTTCTTGAGGATACGCTACCGGTTCGTCCGTATAAAAGCGCAAGCTCTCAACAGTGTCAGTATTGCAATGCTAGAGACTTTTGTTGGGCAGATTCGGATGTCGGAAAGAAAATCTAAAACTTGTGCAAATGACGAATGTAAAACTGAGTTTGTACCAAAAGTATATAATGCTATATACTGTTCTACTCCATGTAGGAGATTAGTGACAAATGCTAAGATTCTCAGAAGGTATCATGAGAATAAGGAAGCCTATGGTAAGAAAAGAATTTGTATTGGTTTCAATAGGAAGTGCGATACTATATTGTCTAAGTATAATAAAGAAACAATTTGTGAAAGTTGTAAAAGAGAACGTTATATCATGCGTTTGGTCGGCTGGGGATGGGATGAAGAGAAGTTACGAAAGGAGATGTCTTTATGAAGTCGTTAGGTGTGCTTAAGAAGCAGAAAATAATATCTATAGATCCGTCTACAAGGTCATTAGCTTATGCTGTAATGTATACGGATGATGAAGTGATTGAGATTGGCAATATTGATTTAACAGGAACATCAGATTTTAAAGAAAAGCTTCGTATTATTGGTTGTTCTATACCTGGGTTAATAGAATTGCATAGGCCAGATGTTGCAGTTATTGAAGAGTCTGTCTTTATTCAAAATTTTAAAACTAGTAAATTGATATCCTATATAATTGGACACACTATGGGGGTGTTGGCAACTAGTTGTGCTTTTGTGGTGGAGGCGAATCCGCTTGTCTGGAAAAGTCAGATTGGATATAAGAAAGTAACCAAGGCCGAGAAGGATAAATTTGAGTCACAATGGGGAGCTACTGAAGCAAAGAAATGGGCTGCCATACAGAGGAAGTCCAGGGTTAGGAAGTTGATGCAAGATAAGTACGGAAAAGAATTTGAAGATTCATTGTATAATTCCGACGAAATCGACGCTCTCGCCATCGGGGTCTGGTACAATCTGGTGAGAGGTATACCATGCCCTTAGAACCGTATAAAGATAAAGGATGGCTCTACGAGCATTACGTTAAAAAACGTATGAACTTAGCAGACATAGCGAAGAGATTAGATCAGAGTCACAACATCACAATATCCCCTCAAGCTTTATACAATTGGGTTAAGAAATTCGATCTTCTAAAGTTTAGGGGTAAGGGCAGAAATTTGGCTAGCACTTCCATGAAGCGTCCAAAATCTAAAATGCAGGAACAAGTGGAGAGGCAGAAGCGTAAGCAGCGTAAAGAAATGGATATTAGGCGTAAAGCAATGCAGAGAGGTCGTAAAAGATGAGTACATCAAGTATGAGGCATAGTGTTGATTCTTCGGATATAGCCTTATTTGGGCAATTAGATATGGTATATAACCATTTAAGGTATGTTGAGTCAGAACAGAATAAGGGTAAGTTTGCATGTAAGGGTTCTGGACAGTGTTGCAAAATAGGTTTGCGTCTCCACATGTTTGAGTGTGCAAGCATAGCCTATCACATCAGACAACAGTATTACTTGACAATGGAAGATAACGGCAAGGATGCTGCTGATGAGTTTATGAGTTCTACTGTTAATAGATTGATAGATGCGATGTTCGATAAGGATTGGGCAGATGATGGAAAGACAACTAGATTCTGTGCTTTCTATGATAACGGATGCACCATATATGGGTATCGCCCAATGGTGTGCCGTTCTTATGGAACGATAACGCATGTTGATGATGGCTGCCCTAGAGAACGAAATGAATATGGGCACATAGATTATTACTCTGGAACTCCTATTGAAGAAGCCGTTAAAGCGTTCCAGGATCTAATGATAAAGTATGCTGATGGCAAGCAAGACGGTGGCAATTATGACATGGTTTTATATATGCCTTTGGGCGTCCTGTCATTTTTACTACCGGATGAGCAGTTGGGTGAACTGTACCAGAAGACAGATCCTAAGTTTTGGATGTCTGCTGAAGGATGGTTCAACTACAGAACACACTTTACAAAGTTATATGGTTATGACAATGATGTATTAACGAAGGCAGCCAATGATGCTGGCTGTGATATAATACTTGATGATGTTGTAGATGAAACTCTAGTAGAGATAGAGAGATGATATGGATACACCGCTTAAAGTTGGAGCGATGTGCGCCGGGTATGGTGGGCTTGAATTGGGCCTGCACTATGCGGGGTTCAATTTCCAACTGGAATGGGTTGCAGAAAGCGATAAGTGGGCATCGGTTGTTCTCGAAGAACGATTTGGTGTCGAAAACTTAGGAGATATAACTAAAATAGAAGATCCTCCTGCTGTTGATGTGTGCATAGCTGGCTTTCCATGCCAGCCAGTATCGCAGGCAGGCAGTCAGCGGGGAATAAACGATGAAAGATGGTTGATTGATGATGTTGTCAGAGTCGCAAACGCAGCAGGAGCCAGATGGCTCTTCTTGGAGAATGTTCTTGGAATATACACCGCCAACGAAGGTAACGCCTTCGGGCAAGTCCTCGCTAGTTTGGCCGAGGGTGGGTACGATGCGAGATGGACAAATATGCGAGCAGATCAAGCATGTGGGGCACCACATAGAAGAAATAGATGGTTCTGCATTGCCTACAGGGGAAATGGATGGCTTAAGCACGGGTCAGATGAGTCTGAATCTTTTTTCTTCAAGTCAAGAGAACTCATCGAAAACCTCATCCCCTCCAGTGAGTCCGAAAAACGTAGTAAAGGATTTGTTTCCGACTCCGACGGTGGTTCATATGATTCGGAACGACGAGGACAGCGTGAAAGATTATTTGGAGCGGAGGCGTTTGGCGAAGTTGAAGGCGAAGAACGGGAATGGGTTCGGTCTGTCTTTGCCGATGGTGGTGAAGATGTTGCCGACTCCGACTGCTCAG